ACTAGCAAACCAATAATTGCGTAGTTTGCTAAGTCAATAAAAGAATCCCTCAAGGCTTCGTGCTCAGGTGCGTTACCTGAGTCAGTTAGGTGATTGATTCTTGCTAGCTTGTCGTGCATCCGGACTCGTAGGCCGTTGATAGGCCCGCCGGGTGCGTTGCTAATGTTCGTTGGTCCGTAATCATTATGCTTTGACAAAAGTAGCTCTGCGTTCTCATTAAAGTATCGAAGAACTGTTGCGTCAAAGTTAGTGCTTAGGTGTACCCCTTTTATTGGTGACTTCATGGTTTCTCTGTTACCTCCGCAATTAGGTCTTTCGCTTGCTTCTCGATTTTATTTATTGTGTAAGCAAGTTCATCGAGGTTTTCGATTAGCTTGTCAAGGGTGCCATCCATCATGGCATCGACTTGAAGGTTCATGTCCTTCTTGTCTGCGTAGTTGATTTCAAACACGATATCTTCCGCTGTAACTATGTAGCCTTGGTCAAGGTGGATAGAAACAAACTCGAGTATCTGGTCACGCTGGTAGCGAATCCCGGCATAAAAGCCTTCTGAGTATGGTGTCAGTTTCATAGCTACCTCGATGAAATGTTGTACTCGGGGTCAACATAGATTTCGATGTTCTCGACAATCTCGATGACTCTAGCGATTGCTTTGGTTGGGATTGGGTAGGCAGCTTTGATAAGGCTTAGGACCTCATTCTTCATTAGCATCCTGCCCATGTAAATTCCGTCAGACTTAGCTACACCGAAGTTGTACTGGTGAGGCTGAAAGTCTTTGACTGCGAACTCTAATGGCTCCGGGTTATAGTTAGGCATTTTCTCTCATTTCTTTGTAGGTGTTCTTAATGTGTTCGATTAGCTCAATGCGAGCCTTAGCTTCGTTGCGTGTCTGGGCTGTCATACCCGGTACACCTTCTTGAAGCGTGAACTGATTCTCGGTCCATCTCTGGGCCTCGGCGATGATTCGCTCTGCTAGTTCTTGTTCATTCATTTACGAGTGTCCTTTGTTAGTGCGTTAACTGCTACAAAGAAGGCAAGAATCAAACCTGCGACTCCGAGCGTGTAACCCCAGCCGAGATGTATTTCTTGAATCTCCCAGCTCACAAGCATGATTCCGGTTAGAGCGAAGATATAAAGAATTATTGTCTTCATTACTTCACCTCTACAAAATACCGGCGAATGACTTCAAACTCTTTCGAGCTGATTTCAACTTCGGTAAGGATTTGACCGGCAACCTTGATTGACACGATGGCATTATCCATGTCATCGAACTCAACCGAGCCTGTAGCCTTGATGCTTCCTGTTTCTAGTTCAGTTGTGAACATTTAGTGTTTCCTCTCTTTGGTCTTTTACATCTCTTTCGATTAGGTCGAGGATTAGCCCGAAGCCCAATCCTGTGTATCCATCTTTCAGAAGTCCCCAGAAAAGCTCAATCAGGTCTTCTGTTTTGTATACTCCTTGGTTGTCGTACTTGTTTTTGTTCTCGCATTTACAGCTCATCTTTTCCTCTTTCTTTTTGTTGTTAGTAAGCCCACCAGAAAAACTGGCGGTAATTTCCGTCAATGTCTATGACCTTGTAATTAAAAAAGTCGTGCCTAAGATTCCGGTCCCAAGTAGCTTGGTAATCGATAACAATGTAGTTAGGCAAGTCTTTAGAAATGTCCCCGGTTTCTTCGAGTAGCTCCCGAGTAAATTCTTCCTCACTCTCGGCCTCACCCCGGTAACTGTCCTGCTCTTGTGAAATTAAATGCGGCAGGTCTTCGGGAACTAGGCTTGAGCAAGAGTTGTAGGCATACAAGGCAACTCGAATAAGTTCCTCATCGCTTAGGTCCTGAGTGAACTCTATGAACTCCGGGTCTGTCTTGAACTGGTTGTAAAAGTTCCCGGCACCGGTGTAGGTTTCGCCGTTCCAAGCAACTAAGTTAGTAATCGTTTCCATTTTTAAATCTCCTTTAGTTTCATAGTTAGGTATCTTTTGTGCAGTTCGATTCGTGAATCTAGTTCCTCGATAGTTTCGTAAATCTGGTCAGCTTCCCAACCCTCACCCTTCTCAGTAGCTTCCTCGTGGAACTCTTGCTTCTCTTTTCGCTCATCGACTAACTCGGCAAGCTGGTCGACTAGGTCCTGAAGATATTCGATTTGAGTCATTTTCTTTTTCCCTTTCCCGGGGGAGGCCTAAGCCTCCACCCTTTCTTTTCCTAGAACAAATAAATCTTTACCCTTGACCTCGGTAGTAAATCCGGCTGCGTCTAGGCAAGCCTTGTAATCGACTGAGCTAAGTTGACGGCTATTTATAAATGGGTTGTCGGATTTCGCCCACCTGCGGATTCTTAGTTTGGTCTGAGTGATTGAGCCATCGTGCCAGATTGTTCCCTCGATTAGCTCAAAGGTAAATCCGCCGTGGCAGTTCTGCCATCTACGACCTGCGGTGTTATTCATGTTAGAAATTGTTGCGCTAGTAAATCCGGCCCAGCGAAGCCTTGCGGCAACCTCAGCCTTAAGAGTTTTTGTGTCTTCTGCGGTTAGTAACATTTGGTGCTCCTATCTTCGACCCCCCTTGGGCCTTGTATCGAGCATACTAAAATTTCGGTGAATTTCGGGGAATTTCGGTAAATTTCGGGAAATGTTATAAAACCGTTACAAAGGCCTAAAACAGGGTTTTTACGGTGATTTGAGCCCCGGCCGGTATTCCTAAGGCGTAGAGCTTCCGGGCCGAAATTCGGACAATCCGGCTATCATCGGCCACTACCCCGGAATCGGTAAGGGAATCACCGACAGCTCTGATGAGCTTGTCTAAGTCCGGGGACACGCTCGGTAGCTCCCGGTTGACTGTCTTCGGTTTAGGTAAATAGAAGTTGACTATAAGTTCGCAGGGCTCATCTATCGGTTGCCAGTCGCTAGGTAATGTTGCTAACGCTTCCTCAGCTATAGCTTTGCGCCAAGCCTTGTGCTTAGAGCTATTGACTTGAACTATTCGGCCACGCATTATGGCGTGTGAGCCTTGGCTTACCGGGGTGCCAGTAACACTAAAGCTTACCTCTGCCATAAAGATTCCATGCTCCAAGTATGGCAGCCCAGAGGTAGAGAATACCGAAGACTAGCCCCACACCATCAAGAACGCTTTTATCTTGAAGCGATAGGTTCAACAGTATGCCGGCGGTAATGGCAGGGACTAGCCAACGGAGATTTTTCAAAAGGGACTTGGCTCCGAGTGAGTCGGCTCAAAGATTCCCTTGATTACTTGTAGAGGCTCTGCTGGTACAACCAAGGGGTTGTTAATGCTTACCTTGATTGACTGCTTTGCTTCGCCTTCCTTGTTAGTCCAGTTATCAATCTCTGATGAGTAGAGACCTTCAACCTGAACTGTGTCCCCAGCTTCTAGGGTGGTTGGCTGCTTTAGCCAAACTGTGTAACGCTTTTGAATCGTGTCTCCGGTCTTAGTTTCGTAAGCCTCGACTACCTCGATGCCTTTGCCTTCATAGAAGACTCGACTGATACTGCCCTTTACTTTGATGATTGCCATCTCTTTTTTTCCTTTCGGTTTTGTTTTTTTACTCTAGTGGTTACCAACGACATGATTGGGATTCGTGCAGTCGGTATGCCCACAAGACCTAACGCCGGGGAGAACCGGCTTGCCGTCAAAGATTGGAATTGTAAGGGTAGCCTTGTCGAAATCTCCCTGCCAAGGGATACACTTCTCGGACCCATACTTGATAACCAAGGCTCTGTGCATCCGGCAGGATTGGCACTTGAGGTCTTTTCGCTTCCGCTTCTGCGTGTTGACTTTCCAAGTCGCTCCGCATCGGCAGCATAAGGCCACATTGTCATCCATCCCATAATCTTAGCCAACTACTCTCGCAAGGTGGCCCTCGAACCTAAGCGCAACTTCTCCGAGTCCCCCGTGCCGATTCTTAGCGACCTTGATAATCATCTGGCTCTTTTGCCAATCAAATTCATCCTCATCAACTTGCTTACGGTGTAGCAGGATAACTACATCGGCATCTTGTTCGATACCACCTGAATCTCTTAGGTCAGCCATGTCCGGTTCTGAATCTTTTCGTTGCTCCGGACCTCGGTTTAATTGAGCTAACGCAATAACCGGGACATTTAAATCTCTAGCTAGATTCTTAAGGCCAATGCTTATGTCGGTAATCATTTCGTAACGCTTCCGGCCCTTTTCGGTATCTTGAATTAAACCAAGGTAATCAACAACTATAGCCTTCAGGCTTCCATTACCCTTCACGCTATTCGCAGATGCTCGTATCTGTAAAAGGTTTTGACCGGACTTATCGTGAATAGCTAATTTGTGAGATTGAATTTCTGTCCGGGCCTTTAGAATCCTTTCCCACATCCACTCCTGAAGCTTTCCCTTTTCGATAGCACTCAATGGGACTTCGGCCTCGCTCGCAATAATTCGGTTATAAAGTTCGCTCTTACCCATCTCAAGGCTATGGAAAGATACAGGGCCTTGCTTCGATAGCTCCCACGCAATCTGTAGGCCAACAATAGTTTTTCCGACTCCGGGCCTAGCTCCGATTATGTAAAGCGCACCCGGTCTAAATCCGCTAATCGTTTCATTAAGTAATGGCCAAGGACTCTGTGGATAGTCTTTTGGTTTATCTATCTCATCCATGTAAGGCAAGAGTTCATCTGAAACATAACTTGGTTTGATAGCAAGATTGCGGTCTATCAGGTTATCAATTTCTTTTTTCGCCGTATCGAAGACTGTTGCTAAATCCTCGTGCTGGGCCTTGCTATGAATCATTGTTCCGGCGATAGCTAACCTGCGCCGGGTCGCTTCCTCGATTACTTTGCCGGCGTAGAACTTAACCGATGCGGCAGTTGGGGTCGCTGTAATTATGTCGTGAAGATAGTTAGCAAGCTTCGGTAGTGCCGCACCTACTGTAATCACATCAATCGGTTGCCGGGCCGATTTCATTTCTAAGAGGGTTTTGTAAATGCGTTCATTCTGTAGGTCATCAAAATCTGATGGGGTCAGGGTTAATTCTTCAAGTGCTTTTCCGTTTGTTAAAAGAATCGAACCGATTACTGATTGCTCGAACTGTGTCATTTAATCCTCCCCACAAATAACTTAGGCAAAGGTTGGGCCTCTGCTATCTCAATACTTTCATAAAGTCCCTTGTTAAGCCAAGAGGCCGGGTAAGGAATATAAGTTGCTTCCGGTAGCCTTCCCTCGGCGTAGGCCTTAGTTAATTTTATTAGCTCATCCGGGTCTTCGGTCTTAGTTACTTTAGCCCAAGCCTTTAGGGCATCGGCCTTGCCAATCTTCCGGGGGTAAAGATTCCAAAAGGTTTCAAACTTATTCGTTGTTTCTTTATCTTCTTTCTTTTTATTCTTAATTAAGTTGTTTTCTATAGCAGTCCGATTATCCAAAGTTGGATTTTCCAAAGTTGGATTTTCGGACTTTGGGTTTCCGGGGTCTTTTATGAAGTAGGCAAGCCCGGCGTTGTATCCCCTTTGGTCAGTAGTTCTCTTTGTTTCTAGGTAGCCAGCTTCGATTAGCTCCCCAAGTGCCGAGCGAACCGCTTGTTTGCCATCGTTACTCTCTCGGATTATTTGACCGATTGTAATTGTGTAGCCAATTTCATGACTAAGCAAATAGGTCAGTAAGCCTTTAGCTTTGTAGCTCAACTTAGAATCTCGAACCCACGCATTATGTATCTGCGTGAATTGGTTTTCAAACTCTAGCTTGCCTCTAAAAATACCCGGTTGAACCTTCATGCCACGCTTGCTCTATCGAGCATTACCATTAATACAGTTGCGTTGACCACTCTAGACTCGAACGCTTCCTTGACTAGCATCGCCCATTGTCCGGCATCAAGGCCCATAGCCTTGTAATCCATCTCAGCCATAAATATGTTATCTGCGTAGTGCGGCAGAATCTCTGCGAGAGTTTTATTGTCCCAGTTATCCATAATGTGCCTTCCTTTTTTTAAAGTCGGCACTAAGATTGTCTTGATGCCAACAGTCTGATTGTTGGTGTTCGCCTCCTAGACCTTGAAAATCTAGGGGGCTTTTTATTTAGTTATTTTTTTACCCTAGCACCTAATTCATCCCCGGCCCGGATTCAAGCAGGTCTTTCGTAAAATCATTATTTAGCAGCCACCAGCCCCCATGCCCGAAGATAGGCACCTCAGTCGGGCTCTCATAGCTACCTAGCTTCCACCCTAGCTTTCGGCCTAGCTCGGCAAAATCGGCATTTGACTCTAGTAATCCGTTCGCCTCGGAGCATAAGGCGATTATGTTGCTCGGTTGATTAGCAACTTGATTCTTACTTCCCATACCTCGATTCAGTCGGTGGTGAGGAATTAGGTCATCGCCTTGTGAGCCGCAATGCCAGCAACCTAAGTCACGCTGTAGGTATTTATCAAACTCTTTTTTAGTCATCCCAAGGGTCGTATTCTTTTGCCGGTATTTCTCCGGGTTGAAACCCTATTGCGATTGTAGTGTCTGCCATTCCGCCATTAACCGCTTCGATTATGTCGGTGTTGTCGGTATTGTCGGTTAGACAAGTGTGCTTACGCCTCCACTCTCGGACAAGCTTGATTGCCTGAGCATCATCAGTCCTAATTTTGGCACCACAAGAGCAGGATTCGGCTATCACCCGATAAGGCTACCAGCTAGGCGTGTCGCCATTGGAGTTCGACATTCTTACTCATTACAGCCATCATGGTTGCTTGGTCTGACAGGGTTTTCATCTTGGTCTTTATCCTGTTGTATTCAGCCCGGGCAAGGTCAGCCTTTAGCTTTTCCTCAATCGCTTGTAATTTAGCCACAGCTTGCCGGTCTGCTACTGTCCCAGAGTTGTTTAGGAAGGCTAGGGAGACAGCTCTGTCATAGGCCGAATCAGCATCGGCTAATTTACATTCAGAGTCATAGAGCGCACTAGCTCCCTTGTCCATCTCCTTTGTTATCCTTTGTAACTCCTCCACTATGTGGCTCGGTGTAATAATCTCCATGCTTTAGCCTCTCTGCTCTTTCTCTTTGTACTTTCCAAATAACACTTACTGAATCGAGGTTGCCTAACTCAAACTGTTCCTTTAGACATTCTTGCGTTTCAAGAATTGAGGCTAGAAGAATCCTCTTTGCTTGTGAGTCCATTAGCTATTGCCTTTATTTTGTCAAGAGTGTCATCGGTTGCGCCAGCAGTTTTTGCTTGGCTGTATAACAATCGTAAACCCTCGATGTCATTCCCTAATGCCTCGGTCATCCCAAGCCAATCTTGCGCTGTAGCTTTTGGTCTGTTATCCCTCGCAACCTTTTCCATTTCTTCCCTGCTTGCTCTTTTGTTCCCGGAGTAATTAGCATTTGCTAAGGCTCTGCCGATGCTACTTGTCTCACATACCTCGAGTGCCGATGTTGCTTGTGGACCTTTAGCTGAGTCAACCTCGAACGCTAGACCGGTTGCCTTCGGTAGACAAAGCTCTTGGTCTGCCGCAGTTAGGTAGATGTAACTCTTAGTCACCCAAGTTCCAACCTGTCGGTCTTGAACTGTCGTAATGTTATCGGTGATTATTCTCGCATCGGGCCAATCTTTGTATAGCCTTTTTATGCGTTGCTCTACTGTTTCATAATCGTTGAGATTAAATTGTGCCATTTTTATTTCCCTTTCTCGTTGTGTAGGTACGGTGCGCCACCAGCTCTTGACCTAAGGCTAAGCATGTGCTCGCCGTAAATCAAACCTCGCTTTGCTCCATTCATTGCTTTTATAACTCTAGCTTTTAGGTCCGTCATTTTAGCGTTAGCCTTCTCGAACTCCGTAACCGAATTTATGTAGTGCATCCCGAGGTCATCAAGGTCAACTTCGGTATCCGAGATGCCCGGAGATAAGGCCCTAATTGTTTCTAGGGTCGAGTTGCTTCCATCCCAGTAAGGCATTTTCATTTCAAGACAAGCTTCTCTGAACCTTATAGCGGAATCCCAAAGTGTCTGGGCCTCGAACTCATCCCACTCGATATCGAACTCCATATAACTCGAACCGGCGAGCGCAACCAACTTAGCTTGCTTGATACCAAAAATTCTCATGTACCAAAGCACCTGCGCTCTGTAAGCTTGTGGGACTCCACTCCAGTAATCTCTCGAAAACTTCACCTCGATAATTCCCCAGTTGCCGTCAGCATCTTTATAAAGCCCATCCGGGTTAGACCTAGCCCAAGGGTTTTCTTTGTTTGCCCAAGTTCCTGTTTCAAAGATTTCTAACTCAGGATGCTCGTTAGCAAAAAGATTCAGGATTGGTGACTCGAGAATTGTCCCTAGCTTCATGCTCATATTTAGTGGGACTTCATCGGGTATCTGCCCGGTTTTTTTAGCCCACTTGGTTATTGCGGATTCCCAAGTGCTTAGTCCGGTAATCGCTGCGATGTCCGAACCACCGACTGCGCCCGGCTCATTCCGCAAATCGTGCCACTCTTGACTGCCGTTAGCAAAGTCCCCTAGTAGGACCGCATCGAGCAACTGATTTATTTCTGCTGGTAGTTTATTTACTGGCAAGGTTTCCCTCTCTTTTCCTTGTCGCAGAACCACGCTCACTTTTGTCGGCGTGGTTTTGCTATTTCCGATGGTTTCACTCTAGGGTGTACCTATGACATTACGCCAGATTGAACGGAAATATATCGAATTACAGGAAGCTATAAGGGAAAATGATGGGGTCGAGTGCTCCCAGCTCCCGGATGTTTTCTTTCCCGAAGGGGATACCGGCTCAGCCGAGTATCGAGCAACAGTAAAGATAGCCAAGGCTGTTTGCGCAGATTGCCCTATCAGAAGGTTGTGCGAAGATTACGCTAGAGCCGCTAATATGCAGGGTATCTGGGGAGGCACTACTTACTTTGAAAGGCAAAAATATAAAGACTAGCCTTTTGAGTTAGGGGTTTTATCCGCAATCTTCCCGAAGCTCTTGTTGAGCTCATCCGGGTCAATCTTTCCATCTGCTAGGTATGCCCTCGATAGCTCTTGAGCTACATCAATAATTCCGGCAAAGGCAGCCATCGCAACAGCCTGAATAACCTCAAGGCCGATAACAGCTCCACCGACAAAGATGCCGGTTACTTTTAGAATTATGACCGCTAGGGTTCTGCGAGCGATATCTAACCACATAGGTTGTGCCTTCCGTCAAAGTTTGAGCGTAGGATATTTAAAGTTTACTGCCTAGCAATTACGCTGGTTGATATAAAAATTGACACCCTAGAAGGCTTGTACAAGCCTTGAAATGCTGTCCGGGTAGTCATTCCCCTGTTTAGGGTGTAAACCCCTCTATGAGCCTTATAGGGCTGTTTAGCCTAGTTTCGACCAAGTTAGGGGACCAACAATGCCGTCTGCTAGTAGGCCGTGCTTCTTTTGGAAGGCAACTACAGCTTTGTGAGTTAGTGGGCCGAAGGGACCAGTTGGATTTACGCCTAGTTTGTTTTGTAGGTATGTAACATCCGGACTTGCTGGCTCTCCACGCTTTAGCTCTTTGCCTCGGTAAGCTCTTGACCCGGCTTGAGCAGGCTTCGGAGGTGTAACACCTGTAGGTGCTCCCCTGAAAGCTTCATAATCAATGTTGCCAGTTCCCATAGTTGGCTTGCCTCCGACTCGGAAGGATAGGTGAAGGTGTGCGCCATAGCCATTTTCTTTACCTAGACCTGAGCCACCGACAAGCCCGATGACTTGCCCTTGCTTTACTTGCTGGCCAGCAACGACATCAATGCGTGATAGGTGTAGATAGTCTGCGTTGTGACCCGAGGGAAAGCTTTGGAAAATCATGCGACCACCAGCACCAGCAAAGGTTGGAACTATGCCGGTAATTATTCCGTCTGCTAGTGCCTTAATAGGTGTACCTGTCGCTACTGCGTAGTCTGTCCCGGGGTTTACTGAAGGCTTTGCTCTGTTTTTATGTCCATTAAAGCTGTCAGAAATACTTCCACCATCTACCGGTCTAATCCAAGTTGTCATTACTTTCCTACTGTTGTGATTATTAATCCGATTATGGCGATTGCTGATGATGTTAGGCCTGTGTAAGCAATACGCTCAATCCAAGCAAGTCTAGCAAGGGTAAGTTCAACCTCTCTAATTCGGTCTGGCACATCATCAAGATGGTCAAGTTTCTGTAAAACCTTGACAAGAATCTCGCCATGCTCAAGTTGCTTTTTGTAAATGTCAGCTTGTGTAATGCGAACTGAGGTCGTTTCCTCAGCCATTACTCTGCTTCTTCAGAAAAGTCCCGAAGCTCCCAATTTAGTTCTTCTTCATTCCAAGTGTATGTAAAGCCGTCAGTTGGGTAAGGCACAGGTGCTTCCCATTGGCAAGTTTGCTCATTAAGTGTCCAAGAGTCAAAAGGCTTAGGAGAGATAAAGGCATCGCGCTCAGCATCGTAGGTAAAACCAATGCCGGCGTAGTTTTTTCTAATGTTGTTGTTGTAGCTTGTTCTTTTACAGGTCTGGCCTCTAAAGTTGCCGTACCAAGTTTCAGGGTCAAGGCCCTCAATCAGCTGGCTTTCATCAATACCAGTAATGACCTCTGTGACAATGTTGTCACTATCTAAAAAAGCGTAATGCGCCATTATGTCCAACTCACATTTCCAGTTCCAGCGGTAATCGTGGTCACTTTATCACTTCCAACAGTTGTTGTAGAAGCAGTTAACCCAGCTCCTATTGTAATTGTATTAGCAGCAGGGTATTTGAAAATTACAACTCCAGAACCACCAGCACCAGCAGGACCTCTGCCAGAGAAACTGTCACCACCACCACCACCAGAACCAGTATTTGTACTACCAGCAGTTGGACCAGAAGTGTTTCGTTTAGCTCCTTGACCACCTCCACCAGTACCACCAGAAGCAACCGCTAATGAAGAACCTCTCGCACCGCCACCTCCACCAGCTCTAGTAACAGATGTTCCAGTAATGCTAGAAGCTAAACCTGCTCCTCCAGTAGACCCAGAGGCTCCAGAAATTCCAGCACCACCAGCACCACCACCGCCACCACCAGCAAAACCTTCATTAGTAGCAACAAAGTTTCCAGCTCCACCATTACTACCTTGACCAGATGGAGATGCTGAACCAGAAGCTCCATCATAAGGAGCACCACCGCCAGAGCCGCCATTTAGGGCGTTTAGACCGGCTCCACCGCCACCTCCACCACCAGTAGCAGTTATGGATGAAAAAACGCTGTTAGACCCAGAAGTACCATTGGAGCTGTTCCCAGAACCACCAGCACCACCAGCTCCAACAGTGACAGTATAAGATTCAGTCAAAGTTAAGGTGACATTAGATGCTGTTAGGTATCCACCTGCACCACCACCACCAGAAGCGGAATCACCACCACCACCACCGCCAGCGATAACCAAGTATTCCGCAATCATTCGCTGTGCTGCTAACCAACTCACATTTCCAGTTCCAGCGGTGATTGTAGCTATTTCGTCAGACCCAACTAGAGATTTTGTACCAGTTAAGCCAGCTCCAAGAGTAATAGAAAAGGTATTTGGGTAGCGTAAAACTACAAGACCAGAAGCACCTGCTGCCGGGTTGTATGAAGTTGGGGAACGGAAATATCTTCCAAAACCACCAGAGCCTGTATTAGCAGCTGGGTCAGTTCTAAGAGTTCCTGTGTCACCAGCACCAGCACCACCAACTGCTCGTGTAACGCTAGAGCCAGTTATAGATGAGGCTAAACCTGTTCCAGCAGCACCAGGAGTGTTACCAGAACTGTTGCCACCAGCACCACCAGCACCACCACCACCTCCACCAGATTGACTAACGCCAACAACATAAGCTCCACTACCACCACCTAAACCTTGTAACGCAGTTCCAGAACCACCAGAGGCACCACCACCACCAGTATTGTTACCACCACCACCACCAGAGCCACCAGTTAATCCTGCACCAAATGTGGTGTTGTTACCAGCTCCACCACCACCACCACCCAAAGATGTAATAGTAGCAACTTGAGAATTTGAACCAGATGCACCTTGCGTTCCACCAAGGGCTCCACCTGCTCCAACAGTGACAACATAGTTTGTAGAAGAATTTAGCGACAGGGGAGTTTCGGCTGCAGAATTAGCACCAGATGACTCGCCAGTAACAGATAATCTGTAACCACCGGCTCCACCACCACCTTCAGAACCAGCACCACCACCAGCTAGAACTAAAAAGTTAACTACTAGAGTTTGAAAAGCTGACCCTGCTGCTGAAAGAATCCCAAAAGGAATCAACATAGTTAGACCGCCGTAGCGTTACCGATAACTCGGTAGGAGTTTGTACCGACACAGACAACAGATACAGCATCGTACTGCTGAGCAATCTGATAAGACGCTGCTGCTGTGCCTCTACCAGCTAAAGTTACTGCTGTGCCGTCACGAGTAATTGTGACTGTTCCAGCACCATCTCGAATGATGTCCATGCGCTCGCCAGCTTGAAAAGCCGTAGCCGTTCCAAAGGTAATAGTGACTGAACCGGCTGAGTTTACAAGTAAGGTTTCGTAACGGTCTGTTACGGCAACAGTTCCGGATGCAGTTGAGCTCGCAAAGACTACTTCATTAGATAGATAAAGGTTGACATCGGCAGCCGCTAGGACCTCACCGGCAGTAAATACTTTTCTTGGCATTGTTTTCCTTAGTTGTGTTGTTTAGAGTTTAGCAGTTAGTAAGTTAGTCGGTCATCATCAAGGACACCAAATACAGGGTCATCAAGGACAAACAAACCAAAGTCTAGTCTTTCAAGGGATAAGTTTATGCGCTTCTCATTGTTAGACCAATCATGATTAATTCCAATTACCCGGACATACTGGTCAATGGCAGGTGGCAAACCTGAGGGTGTAAACCTGACCTGAACAATGTCGCCAATTTCTAGGTCTAATACTTCATTTTGCTGTGACTCTGTAAGCACATCAAGCACTACAGATAAGCTATCAAAGCGATACTGAGGTTGTTTGAATCTAGATAGTAAAAAGTTAGCTAGTGATTGCAGGTCAGTCGCTGAGTCAGTTAGCAGCCCTGTAACGCTGTAAGACCTCGCTCCGTAAACCTCTTGTGAGGCTAAGTCCTCAGCAATAGCTTCATCGGGTACAACTTTATTATTACTTAGGACAATACGGTTATATAGTTGCTCGGAACCATAAACAACGCTTAGGTCAGCAAACGGTATCACCGTGAATCCCGGCACAGAGCTTTCATCGGTAAAGATAATATCGACAGCTCCGGGGGCAGCGTTTCTTTCCTTAAATACAAACTTGCCATCCTTAGAAATAAATACCTCACCTGCTTCGCTAGTACCAATTAGCTGAAGGTAGCTAACAGCTTGAGTTCCCTCGGTTATAGCGACATTACTGAGTGTTGTATCACCGATGTCAATACTTCTCTTATCACTAGGCCAAGCGACCTCTGGCAGGTCAAGGATGCGAGTGACTCTAGAACCCGATAGTTCTGATGAAACGCTAGTTGCCGGCAGGTTGTTTGTTGTAATTGTTTTTAGAGCATCTGTGCTTTGTATGCTTACAATGGACCGGTTGTTTGGCTGGTAGGCAATGTCAAGGTCATCAATAAAGCCATAGATAACCGGATAGCCATTACAGCTAACTCTAACTTCTCGGCCCGGTATTAGCTGACCAAAATATGGACCAGCAGAATAAAGTGGGTCGAATACTCTGTCGGAGTTATCGACAACAAAATCAATAGTTCCAGCATCAATGCGGTCTAGTGCTTGAGACTTACCCCTTGTTGTTGAGGCAGACATTAACCTATCGGTAATGTCAAAGAATCTGTCACCACTCAAGGTGTATTCGGTGTTATCTAGAACACCTCGGACTGAGTCATTTAGTAGAAAACTGTTTGGGTCTCTTGCCCCAAGGTTTAGACCAAGCTCAACCTTTACTGCTGGTGCTGCCATTAGGCACCTTGCCAGACAGCCCCAGAGCTTCGCTCATAGGCTTTAATTGCGTCAACGATTGACTTGCCGATGGTTGCGCCTGAGCCAACTCCACCATTGACAGTTATGTTATAAGTGTTTCCTGCTTTGCCGGTAAAGTCACCGAGTCTATTAAGAGGAATAACAGCTTCAGCCTGACCACCCTCAGCGATGTTGGCAAGGACTCCGCCGGGTCTAGGCATTACAATTCCACCCTCAGCAAGTCTTGGGATAGTGACTGTTGGTATCTTGCCTATTTGTAAGTTAATTCCGATAGCCTTGCCAGCACCTAGGACCGTGTTGATTAGGTCTATAAGACCATTGATGCCGGAAATAATAAAGTTTATATATCCCTCGACAAATCCAAGTATTCCGTTAAGTGCTCCCTTGGCAATTGCACCGATAGCTCCGAAAAGCTCACCAAAGAATTGACCTATTTCAAACAAGGCTTTCTCAAAAGCAATAGAGAATCCCTTAATCCATTTACCAAGGTCTTCAAATAACTTATCCCAGCCACCGTATAAACCAACGAGCCAGTCAATCAGCAAAACCACTCCGGCAACTAAGAAAGCAATAAGGGTTATAACCTTTACAATCGGGTTAGCGTTAAGGGCAAAGTTTACGAGCAAAATTGCTACAGCAAGAGCACCGAAGATACCAGCAAGAACTGTTATTACTCCGGAGTTAGCCGCAATATAATCAAAGAAATCAATAATCAAAGGTGTGACAAATTCAAGTATCGGAAGCAAACCAGTACCGATTGCCTCAGCCATTTCACCAAAGGCAATAGACATCTTTGCTGAGTCGGTAGCTGTAGCCTCAGCGGCACCACCACTCTGTGTTTCAACTTCTTTTAGAATAAGCTCTTGCGCCCCAAGCACATCGCCAGAAGCAACTAGAGTTTCAATCATCTTTTTCTGTTCTTCTGTGAACAAAATACCAACTCGGGTTAGGGCAGTTACACCCTCTACTGGATTACCTAACGCCTTACCAAGTTTGATAGCGTTGTCCTCGCCAGTTCCACCAAATACTGCTGCCATGTCAAAGGCTGCTACTGTTGCCCTGTCAAAAGCTCCTCCGGTTGTTCCGGCAGTAATTGCTAAATCCTTAAAGCTCATCAACTGTGCTTGAGTTGAAAGAATTAGCTCATCGTCAACAGCAATCTTTTTACTTGTTTCATCGGCAAAAGCTTTTAGTCGGTCAGTAACAGTCTTAGTGTTAGTACCAAATAAGCCCATTGAATCGGCAACGCTATCAAGTCTGTTGTTGGCAATCTGAGCTTCCTCAGCTGCCCTTACAGCTCCGACAGCCATACCTGACAGGGCTGTTAGTCCGATTATGGCGGCAGGCGCAAGCGTACGAGAAACAGCACCAATTTTTTCCATCGGTGTATTTAGCCGGTCAAGCTCTCTAGTTAGCTTGTCAAATCCTGTGCCATTAAAATTGCTAAGGATATTAATATTGATTGACATTATTTAGTCACCTGCACGATGTTGCGGTTTACGGTATCCATGTATTCCTGAACTCCAGAGAGAACGCTTTGCTGAATCATTGGCAACTGACCTTCAGCCTCTGACCAAATATACCGGGATGGTCTACGACCTAGTGCGCTAACCATCGACTTGCCTTGAGTAGTAACTGTGTGCTGTCTTCGAGTCCCACGCCAGTCATAGATTTCTGTTACTGGCTTTCTTACTTGGTTCTTTTTGCCTGCCATATCGGCGATGTTAAAAGCAGCACCACCAAACTTAACAGATAGCAAAGGGGTTGACCCGGTTGCTCCTCTGCGAGCATTACGACCTGAAACCTCAGTCTTAAAACTGCCGGGCTTCCAAGCTGTCCTGCCTCGGTGGTTTCTAAACCCTGAAATTGGTGCGGTCATAGGTGAGCTCATAATTACTCGATTACCTAGAATGTCACCGGTGCGCTTCATGTGCCCACGAATAGCAAAAAATAAGTCTTGGTCAACCTTGCGGATTTCGGCAAGGGTTTCCCTCACGCCGTACACCTCAACTGAGTGTTGCATCTTCATTTTTTACCTACGCTTGTTCATGGCTTCTGATTTACCCTTCAGATACATCTGCATGGTAAACAGCATCCGTTCGGATTCATTCATTAGCACCGATGGCGCAATCCCGGTTTCACAAGCTAAGGCTGCAATAAAAAGGTGGGCACTTTTATCGCCCAGCCCCTTTATTCCTTTACTTTTGGGTTTGTGTCGTCACCCTCGATGTTCTCAAGAGTGTCGCCC